ATCTTTTAAAAGGACACCTTCGTTTGCTATAACAACAATAGCTTCCACATAGTAGCTTTCGTCGGAATCAAAAGAGCCATCAGAAGACGCTAGAGGCTCTACTATCTCTATTTCATCGTCTAGTAAACCTTCTTCTTGAGCTTTGTTCAAAAGATATCTAGGGACTAGACCGTAGTAAGTTGTTTTTCTAGTTTTATTTTCATTGTAGATGTTTGTTAGATTTCTATCGGCTTCTAGATCATTATCATAATAAGTAGTTTCTAAAGGAATATTGCGATAGACACCTTCTTCTTGCAGCATCTCTATGGAGTGCAAAGGAACAAACTCATCAATAGCTACACCTAATGCTTCTTCAATAGAAGTAGCTACAGGATCAATCAAAAAGTTTTGTGGCAAGATGGGCCTAAGTTTGCACACTGTACGGTCTATAATGTTCACACCTACAGCCGTTAAATCACCACCCATGACTGGTTCTGTTGCCGGTGCCATCTCTTTTTCGTTAGACAGCGTTATCTCTGCTATGCCCGTACCAAAGATAGCTGAGTTTAAGACACACTCTGCAATGGCTTTCCTAGCTTTGTTTTTAGTAAAATCTTCGTAAAGTTTTTCTCTTAATAAAGCAATATCGGCGGGATTTTGATCGCCAATGTCATCTTTAATGTCAAACCAACGACCTCTGCCAAACGTGGCCTCTTCTATCTCTGCTACTGTAGACTCTACGGCCTGTTGTGAAGCAGGAGAGACAATGCGGGATCGTTCTGATTCTCTTGTTTTGTCTTCTGCTGACCATGTTCCTCTAAATATACGATAATACTCGTCAAACATCTGTTGATAGTTAGTTTCAAAGTCTTCTCGCCACTCTGCACACTTCTCAATGACCCAACCTTCTAGGGTTTCTTCTTTAAATTCGTCTTTATCTAGGTTTTCCATGTTTTAGTATCCCGCGTAAGCGTCCATTGGTTCATATTCGTCAATATCCATGTCCATATTGTAGGCTACTTTAGCTAATTGATCTATATACGCTAAAGAATCTATAAGATCGTCATGGACTAAGGGGTTAGGAAATTGAAATAACTGATCTAAGAACTGTGTATTCCAAGATCCTTTAGCCAAGCGAATGGCTCCGTGTTCAAATCGACCCTGTAATGCCCAAACAACTCTATCAACTTTCTTTTTATTTCCGTGGGTTAACTCTTCTATTCTAAAGAAGACATTTTTTTGTTTCATTAAGGTTGTTATGTAAGGCAAGACTGCGTTTTTAGCTATTCCTTTTTCTATACCTACTGAAATAGGTTTGTAATCTCTAACGGCCTCAAAAATGCGTCTAGCAGATTCTTCTACGCCCCAACGACCATGCTTTATGTCTGCGACCCACCAACCTGATGTGCTAACTTTTGCTATGGCTATGGCTGACTCATCTAAATGATTTGTTTTTGTTTTAACTTTGTTTACATCTGTAAAACCAGCAAGGTCAACAGCTATGTAGTATTCCCCTTCCTCTGGTTCTTCCTCTAGAAACACTATGTCTTCTTCTTTGAATAACTCGCTACCTTGGGCTTCAAAAGAGGCTAGGAACTCTTGTCTAAAGGAGTACCGAGACATTGACTTTTCTGCTGACTCTATTTCTTTAGGGTCTAATAACGGGTTGTCATAGCTTGTAAAGTGCCAACCGTTAAAATCTTCATCCTCTGCTAACTTAGAATAGTTATATAGCTCATAGAAATGATTACGACCCATAGGTGTACCGATAAACAACGCATGACCCTTTTGGTCAGCTAGGGCAGGTCTTAGAATCTGCTCCCATACAGCAGGTTTCATGTCTGCATATTCATCCATACACAAAAACTTTAAAGAGACACCACGCATAGTCTCTGGTCTATCAGCACCCTTTAGGGCTATTGTGCAACCGTTGACCAACTTAATCTGAAGATTATTAACATGACTAGAAGCAATAACACCGTGTCCAAGCTCCAATAGAAGCGTCCACATAATATCTCTAGCTTGTCCTTGAGTTGGAGCAACATAAAACACTTGACCTGCTTTTTCGCTAAGACCATTGATTATCAATAACCAAGCAGCTAACCTTGATTTACCTGTACGACGACCTGCTGCAATTACTTTGAAGCGTGTAGGGTCGCTAAACACCTCTTGCTGCCAAGGGAGCAACTGTACGTTTAAGTCAGTCATGGCTTACTAAAGAATACTCAGGCATACCTAAGTACACTCTAATACTTCCACATTACACTAGGGGCATTAGCGTCAGACTCACGGAGATCAACATGGATGAAACTATTAGCCACTCCGAGGCCGTTGAACCCCAAGGCGATGGCGTGTTTAACAATAGCATACCTTTGTGCGCCGTTTGAAACTTTGATGTCAGCCGCAATGCCTTGAGAATGAGTACCTGCTTTTTTCTTTTTAATTTCTTCTGGATGGCTAGGATCTCTGTAGCCGCTAGTGATAATGAATGGAAAACCACATCTCTCCCTTAGTGCGTCTAGCCTTTCGACTAGTTCTGGTTGTATTTTGTTAAGACCTGTATGAGAACAATCAAAGTCTTCTATTTTAAAATACTTATAGTTAGAAATTTGGATAGTCCTCTGTGTATTCTGCGTCTAAAGCATCATCTTGAGTGTCATTAGAACCAGAAGAAATTATTGTCTGCTCTCCACCGACACCAGTAATAGAAATGTTAATAGCACTTTTGCCACCAGCTACCTTATCTTTCTCAAAGTAACTTAAAGGGACTATACGATCAGCTAAAAGCTTCCAAGCAGCAGCTTGATGTTTGTGTTCATTATCTAAAGCAGCATCAAATATAGACTCTAAGACCAACTTAGATTTAGGAGACGTAAGCATACGACCCTTATACTCATTGATAATAGCAGCATCACCTTTAGGACGGCCTCTAGGTAGACCTGTAGCTCCCCTCTTTCTAGACACCATCTCTGTCTTTTTAGGTCGCCCACGCTTCCTCTTAGGTTTTTCTTCTGTATTCATAAGTATACTTATGTAGTTACTAGTAAGTTGCCTTAGAATAACTTTTATGATAAACCTTTAAGAATATCTTTAATGAATTATTAAAATATTACTTAGCAATACCAAGCTATCTAAGATTACTTATTTATACTAACATATTTTTAAGCAAAAGTCAAGTCTTTTTTTGTCTTATTTGTAATTTTACTGAAAAGTATTAATAATACTTATGTTTCTATATTATTAAAAGAACAATATAACCAAAAGGTATACTGGTGTCATACACTTATAGCTTTTACTTATGTTGTATTTATTGTCATTAAATGTTCACTTTTGGCTTCTTTTGTATGCGGGTGGGTACCCATAAGAATACTGTAGCGTCTGTCCCCCTCCGGTGTCTTTTATCCACAGGCTATCCACAAGCTATCCACAGGTTATCCACAGAGTTATACATATACACAAGTTATCCACAGTTTATCCCAAGGATATCCCCAAAGTTATACATAAGATAGCCCAAGGTTCTACGTGGAACATAAGTTATCCACAAAGTTATCCACAGGCAACCCAAGTTATCATAAGGCAAGTGTGAGGGTCTATATGGTACCCACTATAGCTATAACCAAGTCATCATGTCGATATAACTGTAATACTTCGACACATACCTAAGTTAGCTACCAAGCTAATTAACTATTGACATCGGCAGACTATTGTGTTACTCGCGCACACGCCCGCTCTTTATATAGCTCAGTATTTACTTATATACTCAAAAGTAATTAAAATATTTATTAATATGCAAACAAAATATTAGACAATAATATCATCTATGCGTAGTATAGAACCCATCAAACAAACAACAGAGGTAATACAACATGAGAAGATTCAACGCTAAACTAATAGCTCCAATCCTACGGATCACTGGGTATCGATTCGACAAATCATGGCGTTGGGAGGATACGCCGTTCAAGGGTTTTGTATATAATTACGTCATTTCAACTGTCCACGCCAATAACCTCGCAGACAATATTTAAACCAAACATAGGCCACGGACGGCCACAAACAAACAAACATTGGGAATACCGAGGAGCAATAGAGCAATGACATATGGCGACGGAGTGGCGTTTGCAATATTGGGCATTATAGTGCTAACGTGCGTTTTATTCATAACTTTCAAATCTAAATAAACCAAACCAATGAGGCAATACATATGAAAATTAAGAAATTTGGCAAGTACACAGTCACCATAGAAATTGAAGACAGCACAAGCCGCGCTGATGTCAATAAAGCCAATGGCGATCAGGTCAATCTTGAAATAGCAGATAACCATTTAGATTTTGACATATCCGCCGCAATGTACCTTAAAATGACTGACTGGGCATATGCCAACGGTTGGTAATAGTAGCTTTGCCTATGCCTACCTGATACACTGGGTCGGCATTAGTAAACCAACTATAAACCAATAGGAGTAACACAAGATGAAACACTGGGAAATAGAACACGCACTAGCGGGTCACATCCGTATAGAGTGGAATGAATCAGCCACGTTTAACCTACAAACGCCTATTGGTGGCGAATGGGTCGATTACCATTGCTTTACCTGTTACGGTATTGATACAGAACAAGAGGCGTTAGAGTTTGCCGTAGGCCAATTGGATGAAAATGAAGAGGTTCAAGATGAAACTTAAACTTATAGGCAGTAACATGACAGAGCTAGACTTAGGATTTGCACAAGTATTTTTCAGCTATGAAACGCCAGTGGCCGCACGCTTGACTGACGGCTCACTGGTACGTACAGCGGAGCGATATAGCGTTACCACTACCAAGCACATCAACAAGTGGCTAAACGGCTGTGAGGCGCTTACAGTGCCACAGGATCGCATTGATTGTCTACTGACATCTACCAGCGAATGCGATTCAGACTATGACGAGGTGGCATGATGAATAAGCGAGCATTAATGAGCGTACAGGTAATAGATTTTTATCTTGATTGGTTTAATAATTATCTGACAGTGGAAAAACTAGCAGAGCATCACGGGCTAGACGTAGATGATGCTAAAGCGTTAATTAGCATGGGGCGGTACCTGCACCATAGACACGTTGAAACGATGAATAGAGAGGTCACAGCATGAATGACTATGTTGACTACAAAGAATGTTACGAAATTACAAACAAGACACCGATAGAGTTTGAAGCATGGATTCATAGTTTTCAAGAGGACAGTATAACTGTCAGAACTAACCGGCGTATTAAAACAATATATACGGATGGGGACGAAGGTATTATCATACTGCGTTCTCATTGTGATATGTTCGAAGAGGAGGGAATGGAAATCTCTGTAATAGGCGGTGGTTATTGTGAAGTACCCTATTATTTGATGCAAAATATGTTATTTGATATAGAGGCGATAGCAGAGGATTACATAGATATAGAGGAGGTGTCAGCATGAGCTATTGCAAAACGATTAACCTAAACCCAACAGCGGCGGCAGTTTATCGCGCCAATGAACAGCAAAAACAACAACAACAACGTACAGCATTAAATGTCTGGCGCGATGCGGCTATACGCGATACAATATCACGGAAAAACCACAAACTAGGATCATTGGGAGATTTAATATGAATATAGCAACAATGCCTTGTGCCGTTACAGATGGCCCACAATACGACGATAACCACGGCGTAGGTTTACCATACCACCCCATGGACTATGACGACCACGGCTATTTATACGAGATTATACGCACCATGCGCGGGTATCTTGTGCTGCGCCACAGTCATAACCAGAGTTCTGATGTGTTAGAACATTATTTTGCCAGACTATCCGACGCGCATAGGTTTATTAACGGAAATCCAGAGAGTAATGACCATGATTGAGCGACGGTGGATGTCGATGCTGGATCATATGGATTTGAAAAAAGGTCGAGAGTACACGATAACCGAACTATTGTCGTTGGCGTCTTTTGAAGGCATCCCGCGCAAAACCTTATATAGTCGCTTGTCAAAAACTGATTGCATTTTACAACGGCACATTAAGAATATAACATTAGCTCGCTATGGCGCTGTCTGGCCGCAATTTGAGAGAAGTGACCATAAGCTCTCGTCGTGGTACTTGAGTAAACCGTGGTCGAACATAGGAGTCGATAGATTGTGAACCTGTTTCCCGTAATAGACAAAAGAATAACTAAAGGCGCTACTAAACACAGTAAAATAGGATTATGGTATAAAAGCCGACGACAGCGTTATATGAGTTTTTTAGTATCGACGATAGGATGGTTTAGCGTCGTTATGCTGGGCTTGTGCGGCGCTATGTTATTCTATATACTAGCGGTACTTATTTTAAGTTTATAAAAAGAGGTAAATTTATGACGATTATTGAGATTGAAGATAGCCCTATTGGTTATCGACATAAAATTATACAGGGTGGTATTGACCCCTATTTGGAAGATATTATATATGAAACATGGGAGGAAGCGTTTGATAGTCTAACGCACCTATTTAAAGACGTTATGCACCGTCAGCATGGCATTGTCACTCTGGGAGAGATTAAATGAACGTGTGGTTTGGAGAGCTAGTGTTAACGATAGAATTACGCAATGGCATAGGGTTAGACATTGAGGCCACAAACAGTAGATTAGTATGGGTTATGAATAATAATACGGGCGACCTCAAAACAATGTTATTTAACGGTCTAATACTATTGCTGCCTTTTATTATAATCACGCTGGGTTCAATTTACGATGACTATGAGGCATTAGATAATGAGTAGAATTAAGGAGAATTTAATGGGTTATGATTGGCAATCATTCAAAGATAATGACGACCCGCTGTACACTAGAGCGATTAATGAGCTAGTCGAGTATGACGTAAATTATATGTCGTTAACTGAGATGTATCATATCGTTACTAGTGCTAAGATCGACCATTATGTCGCTATGGACAAACAGCACCTTTTAGAGCTTTGGGATGACTGGTGTGTTGATACCATGGGCATGGGTGACGACAATGAGTAGCCGCTGTAAGGCTTGTAATGTGCTTTTAGACGCTGGAGAGGCATCTAGGTCTGACCCTAGCACTAACTTATACATAGAGTTATGTACGCCGTGTTACATAGCGTCTGGATACGCCAGAGAGTCATTAGAAGACATATTGTCAGATGACTATGGAGATGAATATGAATACTAAAGACATAGATGAACTTGAAGCATACTCGTTTTTATGGTATACTCTTTCAGTATCTTTAGTTATGTTTTATATTTATCTTAAAAGTTTAACTTAAAGATCAACCACTTATTAATCACTAGTATACATTTGGAGATACTATTATGGCAACACTAGAAGGCACTTTAGCATTTGAGAACCTCAATTCACACGAAGAGTACAACGGCCAATCTACAGGAAAATACTCTATTGTATTGTCCTTAGACTCAGATGTAGCAGAGTCACTTAAAACAGAGGGCGTTAAGATGCGCGAGTATGAAGGTACTCCACAGCGCAAGTTTGCGTCTAAATTCGATGTACCTGTATTTGATGTAGACGGCACACCCTTTGCGTCTAATGTTATTGGTCGTGGGTCTAGGGTACGCATAGCGTATACATTGGGTAAGCCCCATCCTGTACATGGTGTAGCACCTTACTTGAATAAGGTTAAGGTGTTGGAAGTAGCAGAAGCATCAGAGGATGATGGTGACTTTTAACCATGAAGCATAAACATAAAACTGAGTCTAAATTTGTCAGACATGAGCCATGCCCTAAGTGTGGCTCTAAGGACAATCTAGGTAGATACGATGACGGCCATGCTTTTTGTTATGGCTGTCAATACTATGAATTTGCTGATGACGATAAGAGAGATATATTGTCAGTAGGCATATTACACAGAGGATTAGAGATGACAGGTGTTGTAGCAGCTATACCTGAACTTCGTTTATCTAAGGCTACTATGCAGTTGTATGGTGTGACCGTAGAATACGATTCAGTGGGTAAGATAGTTAAACACCACTACCCTTACGTTGATAAAGGCACTAATGAAACCACAGGCACCAAGGTGCGAGTATGTGACTCAAAGCAATTCTTTGCTACAGGTGGTTTTCATAATGTCGGTCTTTTTGGTCAACAGAAGTTTAAAGGTGGCGGTAAATACATAACCATAACTGAGGGTGAGAAGGATTGCCTCGCAGTATCAGAGATGTTTGACAATAAATGGCCTGTGGTGTCCATAAGATCAGGCGCACCTAACGCTGCTAAGGACATTAAAGAGAACTTAGAGTACCTAGAGACCTTTGACAATGTGGTCGTCTGCTTTGATTCTGACAAGGCGGGACAGGATGCAGCTAATTCAGTGCTAGACCTGTTTACTCCTAATAAGGCAAAGAATGTCGTGTTACCCATGAAGGATGCAGCAGAGATGCTAGTGGCGAACAAGGTGACTGAGTTCGTTAAGGAGTGGTGGAACGCTAAGACCTATCAACCTGATGGTATTGTCTCAGGTGTGGACACATGGGACATGATAACTGCCAGAGAGGATGTACTGGTATATCCTTACCCTTGGTCTTGTCTTAATGACCTTACATTCGGCTTTAGGGAGCGTGAGCTAGTGACGATAACTAGCGGCTCAGGTATGGGGAAGAGTCAGTTAGTGAGAGAGCTAGAGCATTACATCCTAGATGCTACAGAGGACAACATTGGTATTTTAGCGTTAGAGGAAGATGTGCCTAGAACTGCTCTGGGTCTTATGTCCATTGAAGCTAACGCACCCTTGCATCTCAGGGATGACTTTGACGTTGAAGCTAAACGCGGGTTCTGGGAGCGTACTTTAGGTACTGGTAGGGTTTACCTGTTCGATCACTGGGGTTCTACGTCAGAAGATAACCTGTTAGCTAGAATACGCTACATGGCTAAAGGTCTTGATTGCAAGTGGATAATCCTAGATCATCTGAGTATCGTAGTTAGCGACCAAGATATAGCAGATGAGCGTAAGGCCATTGACAGCATAATGACTAACCTTCGTAAACTGGTACAAGAGACAGGCGTAGGTTTATTCCTTGTGTCACACTTGCGTAGGCCACAGGGTAAAGCCCATGAAGACGGTGGACAAATATCTCTTGCAGAGCTAAGAGGTTCCGCTGCGATTGCTCAGTTATCCGACATGGTTATTGGTTTAGAACGTGATCAGCAGAATGGAGATCCAAGGATACGAAACACGACGACAGTTAGAGTGCTGAAGAATCGCTTTGCTGGGCTTACTGGCCCTGCTTGCTACCTACATTACAATAAAGATACTGGACGCATGGAGGAGACAACCTGTCCTCTGGACGATGGGGGTGAGTTTTAATGGTTTCCTCAGACGCACAGGTTAGAGAGATAATATTTGACATAGAGACTAATGGTCTTGACCCAGACGTAGTTCATTGTGTTTGTGCTTTAGAGGGCGAGGTTTCCTTTTGGACTAAAGACGCTATTGAGTTTCAAGCGTACATTACTGAGGGACGCTGCCGTTTAGTAGGACACAACATTATAGGCTATGACATACCAGTACTTGAGAAGCTGTGGAACATAGACTTTAGTGGTTGCGAGATAGTAGACACCCTAGTGCTGTCTAGGTTAGCTAATCCTTCTAGAGAGGGCGGCCACTCTTTAAAGGCATGGGGAGAACGTCTAAGGTTCCCTAAAGGCGATTACAGCGATTGGGATACGTTTACGCCTGAGATGTTGTTGTACTGTCAGCAGGACGTTTTGGTTAACAAGAGAGTCTTACAAGAGGTACGTTACGAGTTAAGAGACAACAAGAGCTTAAAGTTAAAAGGGTTCTCTCAGGAATCTATAGATTTAGAGCATGATGTACAACGCATTGTATCAAAGCAGATAGACAAGGGTTGGTTACTAGACCAAGAGAAAGCCTTTGTATTACTAGCGCAATTAAAGGAGAAGAAGAATGAGTATGAAGACGAAGTACATAAGACTTTCAAACCGTTGCCTACATTCGTTAAGGAAGTTCAACCAAAAGTTAAAAAAGACAACACGCTATCTGTTGTAGGGTTAAAGTTCTTAGGCGACCAATGGACTGACGTATGCGGTGACTTTAGTAGAATAGACTGGGAACAGTTTAATTTAGGATCTAGGCAGCAGATTGGACGCTATCTACAGTACTTTGGTTGGGTGCCTGATAAGGACAAGTACACAGAGACAGGTAAACCTATTGTAGATGAAAAGACCTTAGAGAATGTAACGGATATCCCAGAGGCTGTATTGATTGCTAAGTACCTTATGATACAAAAGCGTATAGCACAGGTACAAAGTTGGTTAGAGGCTGTTAAAGACGATGGTAGGGTGCATGGTTATGTTAATTCTATAGGTGCTGTAACGTCTAGGATGACTCACTCTAGCCCTAACATGGGCCAAGTACCTGCGGCCTATTCTCCTTACGGTAAAGAGTGCCGACAGTGTTGGACAGTACCCAAGGGCTATTCGTTAGTAGGTATGGATGCCAGCGGTCTTGAGCTACGAATGTTGGCTCATTACATGAACGATGAGGATTATACCAATGAAATACTCAATGGTGATATACACACAGCAAATCAAATTAATGCAGGAATTGGAACAAGAGATGAAGCTAAAACTTTTATTTATGCTTTCTTATACGGTGCCGGAGATGCTAAGATCGGCTCTATCGTCGGAGGAAATGCAGAAACAGGTAGAAGACTTAAAGAAGAGTTCCTTAGAAATACGCCAGCACTTGCAGAACTACGAGAGCGAGTTGGATCAGGCGCTACAAGAGGCTATCTTCGTGGACTGGACGGGCGAAGGGTCATTGTACGATCAGAACACAGTGCATTAAATACCCTGTTGCAATCAGCAGGTGCCATTGTTATGAAGAAAGCGTTGTGCCTGTTAGATCATTATGCGACTTTACATAAACTTGATTATCACTTTATAGGGAATATTCATGATGAGATCCAATCGGAAGTCAGACAGGAGATGGCACAACAGTTCGGACACCTTGCAACAGCCTGTATGGAAGCAGCAGGAAATCACTTTAACCTCAGATGTCCCCTTGCCGGAGAATTCAAAGTTGGAGATAACTGGGCAAATACCCACTAACCCTGTTAAACCCACAAAAAATAATTACTTTTTTAAAGACGGTTCGTGGTGGTTTATTCATGTTGACGGTAGGAGGAGGAGAGCGCGCAATCAAAAAAAAGGGAATGATAATAGAATGTATGTTAATGGTAAATACATCAGTAAATCACATCCTTTATTTAAAGCCGGAAACTACAAAAGTTTTGAAGAAGCAGCATTTAATTCTTTAGAGAACTTTAACACAAAACCAGAGGGCCAAGTTTACGTTATTTCTAACCCCGCGTGGCCTGAGTGGGTAAAGGTAGGGATGGCTGTAGATTCATCTGACAGGCTTAAAAGTTATCAAACGTGCGCACCGTTCAGAGATTACTCTTTATTGTACGTTTATGAAGTGAAGGATAGAAGAGCAGGGGAAGATGCAGCACACAAAAGACTTGCTAAAGAATGTGATAACATTAATGAATGGTTTAAGTTAAAACCTGTAGTAGCTAATGAATTAATATTGGAAGTTATATATGAACACTAAACCAAAAGGAAGACCCTTTGACAAATGCTTTATTGATGCTGATTCAATTATCTACCGGATAGCACTTAAAGACATTACTCTTGACCTAGCTAAGAAATATTATGATGAAGAAATTGAAAATATTGGTTGGGATACGTGTAGTTCTGATATAGCGGTAGCTGTAAAAGGGGAAAACAACTTCCGTTATAACATAGAAGAAAATTATAAAGGCAAACGTAAGCGAAAGGAAGAGAAAAACGAAAACCCAGACCCTAAACTAACGGAAAGACGAAAAGACCTCAATGAGTATGCTTATAGTTTAGGACACTTTAAGTCTGATAACTGTGAAGCAGATGATGTAGTAAGTATATGGGCGCAAGAAGCTTTAGACGCTAAGGAACATTTTGTTATAGCCCATATAGATAAAGACATTGATATGGTAGAAGGTTGGCACTATAACTTTAACAAAGAAACTTTATATTATGTGTGTAAAGACCAAGGTTACTATAATATGTGTATACAGATGCTTACAGGAGACTCTACTGACAACATTCAAGGTCTTGTGGGCGTTGGTAAGATAACCGCGAAAAAGATCTTAGCTGATGTCCGTAAGCCTGATATGTTCGCTAAGGTACAGGAAGAGTGGAAGAAAGCTCACCCTGACGATTGGAAAGAACGTCTAGAGACTTGTTGGAACTTGGTTTATATGCGTAGGGATTGGAAAAGTTTCCATAGGCTGAACTTAGAGGATACTTTAAATGTCTCAGTTTAGATCAGGCTTGGAGGAACAGGTAGGTTATCACTTAGGTATCGACAAGAAAGGCACAGAGTATCTGTATGAGCCGTTCAGGCTGCCTTATGTTACTCATAGGCACTATGTTCCAGACTTTGTACATGAGGGTAAGAGAGTCCTAATAGAGTGTAAAGGTTTCTTTAGAGCCGGAGACACACAAAAGTACAAGGCTATTAGAGATTCTATGCCTACGTGGGAATTAGTTTTTATTGTGACCAGTAAGAAGAAGAAGGTAAGAAAAAATAGTAAGGTAACAATGGAAGAATGGTGTGACAAAGAAGGATTTTTGTGCTATACTGCACATGAAACAAAGGACTTGGTAAAATACATAAAAGGAAAGAAAACATGATACTCACATTTGAAGAACTCAAAGAAGACATAGAGAAAGAGTATGATGTCACATTAGTATGTGAAGCATTAAATATAACAGTAGAAGACTTGCTTGTAGCTTTTGAGGACAGGCTAATGCTTTACCAAGATAAATTTATAGAGGACTTAGAGACACATGAAACTTAACGAAGTTAGCCCTAAAGAGTGGGATAAAATGCTTAACATGAAACTCAAAGCCGATAGGCAAGACTCTTATCAAAAGAACCCTACAACTTTTGATTGTGACAGGTTGGAAGACAAAAAGGCAGAAGAGGCAGAAGAGGAAGACATGGTAGGTAAGCCTAAACACTACAACTCAGGGAATATAGAGTGTATTGATGCAATAGAAGAGTCCATGTCCAGTCATGCATTCAAAGGCTACCTCAAGGGTAACTGCATGAAATACCTGTGGCGCTACGACTACAAAGGTAAGCAAGTAGAAGACCTACAAAAAGCCGGTTGGTATCTAAACAAACTAACAGAGATGGTGACAAAGGAGAACAGCTAATGGATCAGTACCAACAATTTATACATAAGTCACGCTACGCACGTTGGTTACCAGAGCATAATCGTAGAGAAACTTGGACAGAAACAGTGTACCGTTATGTTCAGTTTTGGAGAGATAGGGAACAAATAACAGTTGCACAAGCAAAAGAACTGTATTACGCTATACACAACTTAGAAGTTATGCCTAGTATGAGATGCATGATGACAGCAGGTAAGGCGTTAGACAAAGACAATGTAGCAGGGTTCAACTGTTCCTATCTACATATAGACCATCCTAGAGCGTTTGACGAGCTTATGTATGTACTGATGTGCGGTACTGGTGTTGGCTTTAGTGTAGAGCGGAACTTCATTAACAAGCTGCCAGAAGTAGCAGAGACATTTCACGTTACTGACACTACTATTGTTGTATCTGATAGTAAGATTGGTTGGGCTAGTGCTTTTAGAGAGCTTATTAGCTTGTTGTATGCTGGTAAGATACCTAACTGGAACATGGGTCGCATTAGGCCTTCTGGAGCTAGGCTAAAGACCTTTGGAGGTCGAGCGTCTGGCCCAGAACCTTTGATTGATTTGTTTAACTTCTGTGTAGAAGTATTTCAAAAGGCTAAAGGACGCAAGCTAACGTCTATTGAGTGTCACGATATCTGCTGTAAGATTGCAGACATTGTGGTTGTTGGAGGTGTTCGTAGGTCTGCCTTAATTAGCCTGTCTAACCTGTCTGATCCACGTATGGCTAAAGCTAAGTCAGGTAACTGGTGGGAGCTAGAAGGACACCGTAGATTAGCAAATAACTCTGTAGCGTACACTGAGAAACCAGACTTTGAGTCCTTCTTAGGTGAGATGCAGAATATGTACGAGTCTAAGGCAGGTGAGCGTGGTATATTTAGTCGTGTTGCTGCACAAAAGATTGCTGCAAGGAACGGTAGGCGTGACGCTACTAAAGAATTTGGGACTAACCCTTGCTCTGAGATTATCTTGAGAAGCAACCAGTTCTGCAACTTATCTGAGGTCATTGTACGACCAGAGGATACCTTAGAGAGCCTAAAGAACAAGATACGTATAGCAACCATAATAGGGACGCTACAGTCCACGCTAACGGACTTTAGATACCTTCGGAATACGTGGAAGTTCAACACGGAACAAGAAGCGTTACTTGGTGTTTCTTTAACGGGTATTATGGATCATAAAATGCTAGGTAAACACTCAGATAAGCTAGAAATGTGGCTTATGGAGATGAAACAAGTCAGTGTATCAACAAACAAAAAGTGGGCGCAACAATTAGGTGTGAACCAAGCGACAGCTATCACCTGCGTCAAACCTAGCGGTACTGTTAGCCAGCTTACGGACACTGCTTCTGGTATACATCCTCGCTTCTCTAGTCAGTACATTAGGCGTGTTAGGTCAGACAAGCAAGACCCGTTAGCTGCCTTTATGTCCGAAAAGGGTTTCCCCGTAGAACAGGATGTTATGTCTCCCAGTTCCTTAGTGTTTAGTTTTCCAGTAAAATCACCAAAAAGCAGCACTACGGTCAAACAAGTAGGCGCTATGGAACAGTTGCAGTTGTGGAAGACGTATCAGAACTTCTGGTGTGAACATAAACCAAGCATAACGGTTTACTATACTGACGATGAGTTTCTACAGGTGGCCCAATGGATCTGGGATAACTTTGAAATATGCTCTGGTATCTCTCTGCTACCCTATAGCGACCATGTGTACCAACAGGCGCCCTATGAAGAGATAGACCCTGAGAAGTACAAAGAACTGCTAAAGGCCATGCCTAAAAACGTAGACTGGAATGACCTAGAGAACTTTGAGACAGAAGACAATACCACAGGCTCCCAAGAACTAGCGTGTGTAGGTGGAGCCTGTGAGATAGTGTAATTCTCCTGTGTAGCCTTAGAGCCAAGGATGGTTCTTTTTTATTCTCCTGTCATGACCCCTAGCTGTTAAAAGACCGCCACATCCCTGCCATTAGTTATTCTCTTCTCTAAAATAATTTCTAACTTCTGCCCGTTCTTCAGGAGTTAAACTTTTCATTAAATTAGATGTTAAATACAACACTGCTTTTTCTGCGGCTTGGGGTGTTTTAAATTCTTTTTTGTTTAAAGCTAAAAGAGCGTCTACTGCTTTAGGGTTGGTTGTCATTTTAGCTAAAAGCACAGGAGTAAATAGAACTGCGGCTCCTACGCCAAAACCTGTTCCTCCGTCTATAAAAGAGCCTACCGCTACAGCTCCAACAGCTTGTCCAATAGCTTGTGCTTCTTTACCACGGATAATAATAGAACCTATCATAGACTCTGGTTCGTTAGCTGCTTCAGCAATAGCATTAAAAAGTTGTTTAGTGGTTTTGTAATCTTTACCCATTATAAGCTGTAATCGTTTATTTTGATCTGGGTCTTGAAACATTCGAGCTAATTTTTTATGGTCTTGTATGTCAAAACCCTCTGACCCTATAGTTTCTGGTATTAATTTATTTATAAAGCCTTGTTTAATAGCCTGTTTAGCTTCAACAGCATTTTTATATGGAAAAGAACTTATGTCCATACCTGACTTAGCTGCTTGTGCATAAGCAATGTCTATACTAGACAAAAATTTACCTATTTTACTAGTGTTTGTGCTTTCTAACAAAAGCTTACCTAAAGCGTTGTATGATTCTTTATCAGCTTGTTGAATTAACCCTTTATTAATTTCTGGTAAAATACCTGACATTCCTGTAGCATACTCAGTTTTCATTTGTCTATAAGCAACAGCAGCAGAAGGATCAACTTTTTCTAATGCTTTAATCATTGAGTCTTTTAACACGCCTTGCATTTGTAATAGCTCTCCTTCTACTTTCGTATTAAAAGAAGAGGAACCTAACACACCAAACTGTCTAATCTCGGCTGACATTATTTTATCAAACTCAATAAAATCACGCGCACTAATATTAGGAAGCTCTAAAAACCCATTTATTTTTTCTAAAATGTACGCTTCTGTTTTAGTGTCTAATTTAGTAACTTGTTTAGTTTTAGTTGTAACAATATCAGCTAACTGAGAACTACCGTAAGTTCCTGCCGAAATATTTGTTTGTCCTGTTATTGTAGAAGAGTTTTTCTTTAAATACGCTTTTAAAACGTTGCGAACTCCAGTAGTGTTTACTGTTTTATTATTAATAGACTTTTGTAGTTCTGATAAACTTTGAGAATAAATTTCTCCTGTAGCTTTTTTCCCTTGTGTAATTATTTCAGAAACAGATTCTCCAATACTTTCAGAAGTAACCATATTAGTAGTGTTTACTATTTCAGTTAAAGTTTTTCCTATAGCTTCGTTTACTTTTTTTACGTTATTTTCCATAATTCCTGACGAAAAAATACCCATTCTAGATATATTTTCTGCAAGAACTTCAGCACTAGACGCTTCTCCTGTTTGGTATTTAGTAAGTGTTGCCCCTGTTCCTTGTGCTGATAACAACGCTTGAGTTTCTTTTAAAGATGATTTAGATCCTACGGAAGAAACAAACGGAGCTTGCGTTTTAATTAAATTCTCTGCTACTTCTTTTGGAGTATATCCTAAAGCTTTAGCAGCAGTAAAAGCACCGGCTTTAAGATACTTACCGGCCCCTAAAGTTGCTATATCAATTCCTGCACCTTCTACGACCTTTTTAATTGCCTCCGCATACTGTAGTTCTTCTCCTGATAGTTCATCTGACAACAAAGAACCAGTACCAGTACCTACAGCACTTCCAAGTACACCACCAACAACAGCGCCCACAGGCCCACCTGTGGCAAAACCACCAAGAGAGCCAGTAATACCACCTGCTACACTTAAAGGTAAATCAAGGTTTTCTTTTAAAAACCCTGTAATTCCTCCAGTTTCTTTAGGAGTAACAGTTCCAAAGTATTCTGGACTTGCTAAACCTTTTGTTATGGCGTAGTCTTTTAGTACCTCTGGAGAAGTGCCTACAGGAACAACCGCCGTTCCGTTTGGAAAAGCTATTTTTTGCATTTCTTGAGACATAGTTTTTCCTTATTGTCCGTAAGACTCTTGATAGTCTTTAAAATCTTTAGCAGAAAGATCAACACTACTTCCGGTCATAGGATCTAAATTTTTAAATCTGTCTTTCCCTAAACGAACTTCATACGCTTCAGTTTTTTCTAAATATTCGTCAAAAGTAGAGGATTTTATCCACATATTGTTTCTTTCTAATGCGCTTTTTTGTATTTGTAAGAGCCTTTCTAACAATGCTTTGTTTGCTGCTGATCCTCTTTGAACTGTAGGATTAATTTTTAACAAATACTCCCGCTCTCCTTCAGATATTAACCCTCCAAACTTATTTTTTAAATCTGATAAAACTCTATCGGCTAAAGCGTATTCTAACTCTGCTACATTTTTAGGTGTTTCACCAAGATAGTCTGTTAATCTTTTTGATATGTTGTTAATAGGGCCGCCTTGTGGTGTTGCTTCTGCAAGAGCTAACGTATCTTCCAACATTTTTTCTTCATACAACATTCCGTTTCTCAACGATGTTTGCTCTAATCTAAGTTTATTAAAGTCTTTTCTTGATGCTATTTTAATGTCTTCTTCCGAAGCATCAAACCCTCGTAATTTTAATTCTTCAGTTTTGTCTTTCTCTCTTTGTCTTTGTTCGCTTGTTAAAGCTTTTTGTCGATCCGTATACTCTGCAAGAGTAAGTCCTTTAGGCAAAGGTCTTAATTTACCTACAGGTTTTTGTGGAGAATTTCCAAAAGGAACTACATCTACCGACCTCCTATTTTTAGCAGTAGGGTTAGGGTTAAAAGTAGAAGAAACTAAATATGGATTATCGTTTGCATCTAAAAAATATTCGTCTGCGTCCGATTGATAGCCTTTAGCCAATTGTTGTTCTGCTTTGTCAGCTTTTTGTTGGTCAAAAGAAAACTTTAGTGCCGCTGCCCTCATAGGGTCTACCTTAGAAAGTTGAGTTAACAACTGTGCTTGATACTCAGGAGAATTAGCGTCTAACTGACCAATAGCCTCTCTAGCTTTAGCCCCTTGAGTTCTTAGGTCAATAGGTGACCCAGTAACAGAAGACAAAAGACCGCCTACGGCTCGTCGCATATTAGCTTCATTTTGTGGGCGATAACGTTCTAATGTTCTTTCTATTGAACTTGCGTTAGCCGGTAAATTAGCTGCATTAATACGGCCTTGCGTTATAGGATCTTGTAACGAGGGTATACCTGTTAGTAATCCTGCAATATCTACTTGTGCCATTTTTTAATTATCTCCTTTAGGTCTAAATATATCAGAAAGAAAACTACCAATATAGTCTATTGCGCTATTACTGCTATCATTTCCAAAACCGCCTTGTTCTGTTAACAATCCTGATAGGAGTTGATTTCTTGCTATAGCTTGATTTGTTTGTTGTCTTTGTGCTTCTGTGTATCCTTCAAGACCTTTAGACTGTAGATTAGCAGTAGAAGATAATACATTTGCTTGTAAGTTTGCAGGTATTTGTGCAACACCACGACCAAGCTCAAGCATATTAAGCGTTTGTTGTTGTGGTACATAACCGGCAGTCATTAGACCTTGACCTAAATCAAAGTCTGCTCTCCTTTGATCGCTAACCATGCCCATTGCTTTTACTGCGTCTGCCGATTGTTGTTCTTGTATGGCTTTAGACAACGCTAGTTGCTCTGGGGTGCCTCCGTAAGCGTCTGTACGTAATCCTGTACGTCCTTGACCAAACAAAGTAGCGTCTAGACCCAATTGCGCCCTTTGTGCTACAGGGTTACTTAGGGCTTGTAAGCGGTCATATATTTGTTGTTCTTTTGACGCTCTGTCTCCTCCTATTTCTCCAAAGGCTCCAGACGCTTGGGACATTAAAGAGTTTTGTAACGCTTGTTGTTCTGGGCTTAATGTAATGCCAAAACCACCCTCTGGCGTAGTTGCAGAAGTAGCAAGATCAGACGTAACAGTAAAAGGTTTAAATTGTCCTCTTGTTGCCGCTTGGTTTGCTAGTTGACCTGCCATATCCGTAACTTGTGAGCCAAAGTTTTGAGTAGCTGCTAAGTTTTGATTAGTTAAGTAACTTTGCAAACCTGTGTTTAACAAGCCACTTAGCAAACCAGAGTAATTAAACCCTCCTTGAGAATCTTCCCCAAAAGACAAGTCAGAAAAATAATCACCGCCAGTTCCCATTGCGTCAGAGATACTAGTATCTACATTACTACCGCTAGGAAAAGTGCTGTCTACGTTGTAAATACCACCAGCATTATGCCCAATTACGTGTGTCATTCTTTATTACCTCTTTTAATAAAACTTAGCTAATGCTAGTGTCGCTATAATAAATGGATAGATACCCCATGTAAGAGCCTCTATTCTATTAAATCTTCCGGCGTGTTGATCTAAAACACGATTAATATGTTCGTAACGAACTAAACACTCTTTTTCATGTGCCTCTAGTTTAATTAACGCTTCTTCTACTGTTTTCATTTGTCGTCCAACTGTTGTAAAGGGTAGCCTTGGATTTTGTGTACAGAAGGATCAACCCACTCTGGACGACAAAAGGCCATTATAGGGTGATAGTTATCTTCTCTTTGCGCTAACAAACGAGCATCATTTAAACAATGCTTTTGGTAAAACCAATAGCTTGCTGTTTTTTCGTCCGTTTCTAACGGAAGCTGAACTATTAAAGCAAAAACAAGTATTAACTCTTGCATAACACATACTATTTAGTTGATGATCGCTGGTTAGATAAAATAGTTAGAATAGTCTTAGTGTCAGCCCTGACATCACCAAGGTCTTCTGCTACATTAGACAGTTGTATTTCTGTTCTAGTCATCTTTTGTTGTAGCTCGTCTACTTCATCTTCAATCTTTTCGACCTGCTCTGTGACATCTTCAATGTCCTCAGAGTTTTCAGATGCCATCGCGTCTAAACTAGCATAAGAAAACAAAGCGCCACTTGCTACCATAACAACAGGCAACAAACCCAATAAACTTGCTCCTTTAATTTCCATTGCTTACCTCCTTTTGATTAACATCTTCAAGAGACGCCGACAGCATATTAACAAAAGCCTCGCGGCCTACTTTTAGTTGATCCATATTAAACCCAAGATTTCCTAGCTTCTTGTCTAAGTCTGCTATGTGGTTAACCATCGCAATCTGTTGCTCGCTAAGGTCTTTAATATTGTGCTCTACTTCATTGACAGTAATGGTTTTGTTTTCATTTTTCGCCATTAGAGTTCTCCTTTAGTTTAATTTAAGCGGCCCACGGCACGCCCGTTGCGGTAAACGCCGCACGATCAATTTGATTCTGCACGCGAGCGGTACGGTTAGCTTCAATACGCGCTTTAGCTTCTTCCGCTGTCTCTTCGCCATCAATTAAGCTAGTCCAAATCCAACCAAGAACGTCAGCTTCAGTTAGATCGGCATAGGGTATGTACGAGCCGCTAGAAACGTCATAGGTACATAGCAGCTTGCCACCTTCTGAAGCAGAGTACGATGGGGTAGTGTCAGACGTTGCTACACAGTTCCAATATGCTTTTATCACGCCACCATCTGCGTCAACGTGTGTCATGTCGGTCACTGACCAAGTAGTAGTAATTGCCATGCTTTATACTCCTCCTGATTCTGTGTCACGTTCAGTGCGCGTTTTATAGTCTGCTCTAGCTGTTACTAAGGCTACAAAGTCTGCTTGGTTGCTAGGAATTGAGTCTGTAAAACTCTCGTCATTCATTAGCTTTGTAGTCCACTCTTGTTGCATACGTTTCCAACAGTTGTTCTTCTTGCCATCCATTGCGCCTTGAAGCCAATCATCAATGCTTGTTAAGTCATTTAGCAAGATAGCTTGTTCTGTGTCGGTTACTTCTACTGTCAGTGTTAGTGTTGCCATTGTTATTACCTCTTTTAAAGTGAGTTATTTCGCTCGTTGTTTTATGCTACTAATATGCCGTTAAAGTAACTTTCAGTATTTATGTCTGATTGAGCAGAACCGTTACTTTGATAAATAGATATAACGGCGGTGTCGTTTGCGTCCATATCTGCAAGACAATTCATTGCAATAGGCCAATACAGAACATCATTGGCAAACTGCGTAGACGTAAATAATGACTGATATTCTTCATTAGACGTTGTGATACGCAGCATATAATAAGCTGCTGATGTATCTATGTTCGTCAACCTTAAATGGGCGTGGAGGCTATATTTACCTGCCACTGGAGCAGTAAAAGTATTGCTTGCAAAGTTAGCACCTACGTCAAACCTTTCAGTACCGAAAACTACAGTTACTACAGTGTTAATAGCTATGTTGTTTTGGTCTCCAGCAGGAATTGCACTGAACGCAGGTTGCGAGGGCATTGTAACTTCACCATCACTAGTCGCTGACATGAAGGTTGCTTTGGAAGTGCCGTTGTCGTTAACGCTTTTTAAATTCATTAAGCCGTCATTGACTTGCGTAATAAAAACTCTTGAGTTAGCAGTAGCTGCATTGTCAGACATAACAATTTGAGAAGTGACGTCGCCTTCAATTATTACCTGACCTCTATCACTTCCTCCATCTATGTGTAGTAATGTTGTCCCATAATCTGACCCAAGTAGACTGTCTGTAGGAGCGGTTCCAATTCCTACCCTAGAACTAAACGTAGCCGCACCTGAACCACCTGCTATGGTTAAAGCAGTTGGGTAATCTCTAACGCCTACTTCAAGAGAGTTTGCTGTCCCGCTAGTCGCAATACGTCCTGCGGCGGCACCATTACTAATCGGGGAAGTAATTGTAATCCCCCTGTCAGCGTTGTCTTGTACCTTTATTGTTGTCCCTGTTGCGTCTGCCGCATTTTTAAAAACGCCACTTACTGCCGTCACACCTGCATTAAAAGTAGCCGCACCTGCCGCTGACATATCAAGGGTTAGGGCGCTAATGGTAGAACTTCCATCAATACCTTGGAATATAATGTCCTTATCAGATTGCCTAGCTTGAATATAAAAGTTATTTGAACTACCAAACACTCTGCCAAACTCTGTGCCACCATCTTTAAATTGAATATCTCCACCATCAGCATCAAGGATAATGTCTCCTGCAACGTCTAGTGTTAAATTACCAGAGGCGTTTGCTATATTTCCGGTGACCTGAATGCCTGCGGAGGTGGTGGATAGTTTCTGACTGTTGTTGTGTCTAAGGTTTACTCCGCCTCCTTCAACAAACTGCACTCCAACAGTACCATTAGCTCCTGCAATTAAAACTTGAGTTGAACCTTGTAAGTTTAAAGTTCCTGTGCCTGCGTCCTTAACATAACTATTGCTACCATCATGGTAAATCTGTAGATCATCACCTGCACCAAACGTAGCCTTGTCAGAATCGCCCAATGCTATGCCACCGTTGGCTGTGATTTCGCCTGTGACCGTAAGAGTACTTGCCATATCCACAGCACCATCAATGTCCACAACATCAAGGTTAGTAGTGCCGTCTACGTCTATATCGCCTGAGATGTCTAAAGATGTGCCTGTCAACACGCCCGTTACACCCAAAGTACCACTAACAGTAGAGTTACCTGTCATGGTTGTAGTACCTGTAACAATTAAACTATCAGCACTTTCATCCCACAGTAAACTTTTACCAGATGTAGCTCCAAAAAACTTAACATCGTAGCCAGTATCATCTACACCTACAGATACAGTAGCGTCAATCTGGGTAGCACCATCAATATCAACAACATCTAGGTTAGTTGTTCCTGCTACATCTAAAGCGCCATCTATATCTACTGCGCCTGAAAAGTCACCTGTAGCCGCATCAAGCTCTCCACTAAGAGTGACATTAGTTGCGCCAGTAACTGCACCATTAAGAGCTACAGCACCATTAATATCTACAGTTGTAGCAGCTATCTGAATCTCAGTGTCAGCGACTATATCTAACTGGCCGTCTGCGCTTGAGTTGATGTAGATTGCAGAGTCTCTGAACTGAACCTTAGTATCATCAGTTACTGAGATATCTGTATCACCTGTTGTATTTCCAAGTGCCAATACTTCGCTTAAACTATCTACGGTGTCCTGTTGTGCTATAACGTATGCTTTAATAGATTGTTGAGTTGCTAAAGCTGTAGCACTATTAGAGGCCATATCATCTTCATCAAGAATGTCTGTAATAGCTACAGAGCCTGTTCCTGAAAGAGCATCAAACTCTATTGTACCATCTACGTCTAAGTCGCCTGTAATTGCACCGTTACCTGTGACTGTAACAGAGTCTACATATGCGTCTTTAAAGCGTAGAGAGTTAGTCCCTAAATCTACATCTGAATCTGTAACAGGAGAAATAACACCATCAGCAAAAACAACTTGCGCTGTACCTCCGGCACTAAAAGCTAAGGTATCTGCGGCACTAAAGAATAAGCCAGCGTTAGTGTCACCAGTATTAGTTATACTTGGGTTGCTTGCTGACCCATCAGGAAAAGAAACAACACCAGTAAACGCAGGGTTTGCTATGTTTGCTTTAGTTGTTACTGCTGTTGCAATGTTATCAAACTCAGTATTGATCTCTGTTCCTTTAACAATTTTATTAGCATTACCGGAAGGAAGAGCATCTTTAGAGGCAAAGTTTGTTGTCTTAGTATAATCTGTCATATTAGTCGTCCCAATAATACTTGTATGTCAATTTTTTGTATAGAAAAAGATACGTCTTTAATTTGTGCTTCTAAACCTACAGAGACTACTGATCCGCTGCCTGTTCCGTTTACTGAAGGTGTATTTACAAACAAAGAAGCTGTGTATTCTGATATAGTGTTGTATTCAGATACACCATACTCAGCTACTTCAGCGTCCCCCACAGTGCCTGAAAAAGACAAAGCTTGCTTAGTATACGACTCAGAGTAATCATATCCCCAATTAAGAGTCATCTGTGTTCCTGAGCCACCAATAATTGTTAACTTAAACTTTTTAAGGAACTTAACATTGGAAGCACTATCAAAAGCCAAAGGATTACTAAAGTACCTAAGCTGATAACTAGCATCATTATCAAGGTATCCTTTGTATTCTCCAATACCTAAAGTTTTACCTATGTACAATTTATTTGTTGATAACCTAGCAAAACTTAAAGGTGTTATGCTTGACCAAGTTGTAACTCTATAAGCACCATTGTCAAGAGGTATCCTAGTGTCAAACGCATACACTATTTCACTAGTAGGTAACACTAAAAGATAAAAAGATTCTTCAGGACTATATACGGCTTTAATTGCTTGGTTTTGTATAGGTATAAGAGTAAGTAAGTCGTTTCTTACGTTCTTGCTTATGTCGCCAATAGCAGCAGATTTTTCTTGTACAGTCCTACTTAACGATCTAACACCAGAAGAAGACAAAAACAACAAGTCTGTTCCTGTGTTTACTAAGGTATCTCTTTCAATACAACCTATACCTATAATAGTATCTTCAAGAACCATAGTTGCTGGATTAGTAGCACCTGTGTATATAATAATAGTGTTCTTACAGAAAATAACTAGTTTACCATTATGCGCTGCAAGTGCAACAATATCATCTGATCCGTTAGGTAAAACAGTAGTTATATCTAAACTACCTGATGATCCTCCCGTCCATTGGTGGCCTACACCTAAATGACTAAAAAATATTGTATGTTTGTTTCCTGACACATCTGCTGCCCACAGTCTTCCATAAGCAGCTAAAACTTCATTAGCTTGTGGTGCAGTACCAGAAGAATGAGAGTGTCCTGAAAAAGTTGATAAAACGCCACTACCACTTTCATCTGTGTAGATTATAGATTCGTGACCTCTTTGAAAACCATAAGCATGGTTAGCTAAATTAACAAACTTCCAGTTGTTAGCTGTAGGCGTATAGCCGCTAGGTGTTATGTCTGTAAGAGTAGTTGTACCACTAAATATTTTATTGTTTCCTGCTGATAATATTTTTATGTCACCGCTTTGGTCTATATACTCAAATATAGTTTCAATACCCCTGCTTGTTCCTAATACAGTAGCACCGTTAGTAGTGAGTAATTCAAAACCTTTTCTAGCGCCAATACGACCATAAGTGTCTATAACACAGTTGTCTGCTATAGACGCAAAAGAAGGATTTAAATCAACAGGAGAATCTTGGGTGTTTATACCAAAAAACGCTGGTGCTGAAATAGTTACATTTTGTAGTTGTTGTGCCATTACAACACTCGCCACACAAGTTCTTCAGGGTATTTAGCTGCATCAAAAGCTATTGCGTCTGACAAAGTTCTGTCTGCTAAAGCAAAATGTTCGGCGGCTGATGTTCCTCCTGTTTCTCCACGCTCTCTAGCGGCCAAGGCAGTAGCTATTTGTATTACAGGAGCAGAAGGTACTAAAAGAGTATCGGTAGACGTTGAAAGGTCTGCTGGCCGCTTAACAACAGTAAAGGAGAGTGCATAAGTAGCGTCAGGAGTAGGATAGACATCTACCTTAGTGTCTCCGTTAGCGTCAATGCCATTATAAGTAAAATAAAAAGGTGAACCTGTTTGAGCATCATTTAACTTTGTAAAGTTTCTAAACTGTGCTGTTGTCTCATAACACATTCTTTTTTTAGACGTTGTGTTTATTACATCTAAAACTGTAGGTCTGTCGCCGCTTCCTGTTAAAGAATAACTAATAGTTCCTGCCGTAGCATTAAAATCTATATCTGCTCTAAGCGCTGACCAATCCCATGCGCTTTCTACTGTTCTTTTAGCTTCATTAACTAACTCACCAAGTAACAAAACATAAGCAGTTTCGCTTATAGAAGTTACTTCTGTTTCTCTCATTCGCCGTAGAACAGCATTTATTATATTGAGATATGTCATATGTTGTACCTTTTTCTTATGTACTTCTCTAATTCGCTGTATTCTAAATCAGGAGTCTTAAACTTAAACAATTCGTCATCAAACAAAGCATCTGTTGTGCGTGTAGCTGCTTGTCCTCTAATTCCTTGTTCTCCTTGTTCTCCTTGTTCTCCTTGTTCTCCTTGTTCTCCGTCAGTACCATCAGTTCCATCTATTCCATCTATTCCATCTATTCCATCTATTCCATCTATTCCATCTATTCCAGCAGTACCTTGGATACCTTGGATACCTTGTTCTCCATCTATTCCATCTATTCCATCTATTCCAGCAGTACCTTGGATACCTTGGATACCTTGTTCTCCATCAGTACCATCAGTACCATCAGTACCATCAATACCATTAGTTCCGTCAGTTCCGTCAGCGCCGTCTGTTACACTTGTTTGTGTAGTTTCTATAGGATTAGCTGTAGTTCCTGTAAGAAGACCTGTAGAAGTATCAGTAGTTTCTATAGGAGTAACTGTAGTTCCTGTAAAAAGACCTGTAGAAGTATCAGTAGTTTCTATAGGAGTAACTGTAGTGACTACAGGATTAATAGTAGAATTACCACGGTTAATGTTTATAATATTAGGATTTTCTTCTTCTTCTTTGTTACCAGACTCTATAGGGCCAGAAGGTTGTGTTTCATTAGAACCTTCTGACGGAACATTAGGTGTTTGGCCTATGCTAGTGCCAACACTAATTCCTGAGCTACTATCATAAACACGGCCAGTTGCGTTATAATCGTCTATTGTATCCTGATCAGGGTCGTAAGTAGTCCAAACATTTGTATCAGGATTTAAAGGGTTTGACCCTGTGTTTTTCCACACAACACCTCTTTCATCAGTAAATATAGCCCCTAGTTCGCTAGGGTCACCGGCATCTTGAGGCTCAGATGATGGTGCTGGNNTGGCTCTGACGTTGGCTCTGGAGAATCAACTGTAGTAGGATCAACTGTAAAAGGAGGATACTCATTTGGAACAGAATATGCTTCTTTATCCGAAGTGGGCATATCTGGTTGATCACCTGTAGAATATACTCTTTCACCGTCACCATCAGTAATAGTAACTTCTGACTCAGGCTCTGGTTCAGGCTCAGGTTCAGGTTCAAAGCTTGTTTCAAAACCAGTAGGAAATACTTGATCAACGCCATTATCTAAAGTAGAAGCTAAGATATCTATAGTTGTATCAACAATTTCTTCATTGTCATCTTCATTTTCTCCACTGTCAATAACACCTGTATCTTCTTCTCCAGTGATGTTATAAATAATCCCATCTTCAAAGTCTGTAAGAGAATTGTTAATGTCTATTCCGGCGTTAATAACGTCTGTAAAATCAAATTCTCCAACGCCTGTTGTTCCGCTTGCGGAGCCTATCATATCTACAATATCAGGAGACAATATACCTGTTGCTGCTGCTCTAGCGGCATCTGCGGCTGCTTGGGCACCAAAAACATCACCTCTTGCCATTGCAGCTTCTCCAGCAGAATTGCCGGCTGCATCTACCGCATCAGTTCCTCCACCAAATAACCCTGCTTCATTAACTCCCCTAATTAAATCTACATAGTCTCCAAAATGTAAAGTTTTTCCTGATACTGCTTTAATTGCTGCATATGCAGCACCTACTTGGGGAAAAGCAATGGATATTGCGTTAATAATTGGATTAAAAAAATCAAAAGCGTCACCATCAAAATCTTCTGTTTGTTTTCCTTTATTAGTTCCAGCCATAGATGTAAAACTGTTATAACTATCAACTGGGTCAGATGTGTCAGGGTAAAAATTATGCTCATACAAATCGTCTTTTATATCTAAATCCCGTGACCCAGATGTATCTAAATATGTTTTTCCATCTATTTCTACAAATCTAAAATTGTCAGGAGCTTTTTCTGGGTCATACAGGGCGTTAACTTCTTCTATGTAAAGACTTTCGTATTCTTTTTTTGTCAGTTCCCCGTCGCTTTGTAAACCGTTTAAATAGCGTAGTTTATCTTGAAGAGGCAAATAAGCATAAGTTTCTTGGTATGCGGCAGGATCAGTATCTCGTAACTTTCCAAGTTTATCAGTAAACTCATCAAACTTAGCCAGCGAGTGTTCAGCGGTCATAGTTTGAAATTCTAAAGTTTCTCCTCCTTTTGCCCAACTATCGTGTGGCCTTTCTGACATTGGCTTTAGTTTAGCCCATACCAAATCTGGGTCTACTCCAGAAGCTAAAGCTTTTTTTGCTTCGTCCCATACAAGCGATTTAGCTATAGATCCTTGATCTTGAAAATAACCTGTTGGATCAGAAGAAATAGACTTTACATTAGAAAAATACTTACGTAACACTTCTTCTTTTTCAGCAGTAAACCATTCTTGATCTTTAATATTTTCTCCCGACAAAGTTCTTACTTTGCTAGGGTCATAAAGAAAAGTTGTGTCATTAATTACTTGGTTATATTTACTTGATTGAGAGCCTGTAGAAGTAGAAGTATCTTGAACAAAATCTGTAGGATTTCCCCCTATAGCTTCTAACGCTTGAGCTAAAAGATTTTCTCCTTCAGATGTTTCATAAACCATCTCCGTTGGTGTAGTAGAAGCCCGATTTATCTGTTGTATTGTATAACTATTAGTAGGTAAAGAATTAGCGTATTCAACATACTCAGGAGGAAACCACTCAGGTAAAGATAAAGCACCTAACCCAAACAACCCTTGGTCTGGAAAACGTTGTAGTGAATACTCGTCAGAAAAACGGTCGCGAGAAGCTGTAGACTGCCAATCTAAAAATTCTTGAGTCTCAGATACAGCTTGTTTTGGATTTTGTTTGACATAAGCCAGTGCATCAGCAGAAGTAATCCTGCCGTCATTATTCATATCATATTGCAAGTCCGAAGGTATTAAACCTACAGCCATTTTCATAATGTCTTCGGGATTAAATAATGACATCTACTTCTTCCAATTAGCAAGGCTTTTAATGCCAAAACTAGCAGCTATAGCAGCCCCTAGAAATGCTTTGTAAAACTCTGGCATTTCATTTAACACAACAAAACCTTCTTTAACATAGGGAACCATGTCGGGAACAAAAGCACCAATCATAGGGATGCTTAATAAAAAAACAAACCACTCGTCCTTGAGTGAAGTATTAGCATTCTTGGCTTGTGTTTCGTCCCAAGATGCCTCATTTTCTATTTGAGTAAGTTTTCTTTTATGTACAGCCTGTTTTTCTTCGGCTTTGTTTTTTAGGTGGGTAGTTACTACATTGGCAAGAGGTGATATAATTAAAGATAAAAAGTTCACTTTAAACCTCTTTAGATATTATATACTTTTAAAAGACGAGGGTAACCATCCTTGGAAACCCTCGGTTGTTACTGGCTTATACAGCGAGAATAAAACCAGTCTCTGAACGAAGAGGCTCAACACCGTAAAGGCGATCAGCAGTCATCAAAGTGGCAAGATACTCTTGCTTGTAGCTAGTTTGAGTACGTACACCCTGTTGCTCAACAAGAACCATAGTGTCGCTGTGGGCAAGCATAGCGGCTTTAAGGTCTACAGAACTAGCTGAGTTGTCACCTGCGGCAGTGTGGACAGGGCAGTTGTTTGATACAAAAATATCAATACCATACAAGTTACCAATAAGCCCATTCTGAACAGTCTGACTTGATACAAAATCAGCAGAGGTATAACGATCAATACCCATGATAGTGTTACGGACTGAAGGAGGAACAACAAGGAACCGATTATCCATTGGGGTGTCTTCTTCGTCTTGCTTCTGAATTAAAGCGCGGAAACCAGCATCGGTAAATACATCAGTACCACCAACTACTGTGTTAGCTGCGTTAAGAGTCAAACCATTAGAAGCGTCAATAAAGTAAGAATTACTGTGGATATAATCAGTAGCACTTGCGTTACCTTGGTCACCAAAGTTCTTACCAAGAGCATGGAGAGCATTATCTACCTGAGTAGCCAAAGCATAACCAGCGTCAGCAGTGTAGAACTGTCGCAAAGAAGCAAGGGCTTGAGTTTCAGCAATATCGTCAATCAAACGAGAATATTCAAAATGCTGATTAATAGATACTACAACTTCGGTTGAAGTTCCGTGTAGAATGTTAACTAACGTACCTTCAGTTTTAGCAGAAGCAGCGCCACGATCAGGAGAAGGAATGTGAATAGTGTCACCTTTCTTACCTTGCATGGACATTTTCTTAACGAGATTAGCAAGAACTAGGCTTTTCTCATAGGATGCGACAATTTCATCCGACCAAATTTCAGGGATAAAAGTTGCTGCTTCTGTTGCGCTAATTGCTTTAGCGGCTGTTCCGTATGCGCCGGAACTTGATGTTACATATGCGGGTTGTGTAGCCATGATAACTTTCCTTTAGTTTAAGAGGGTTTCCTCTTATATAATCATTAACGGACTCTCCTCTCAGCGTAAGCTCTTGTAATTTCGTCAGAAAGAGCTAAATAGCGTTGAGGGTCTTCCTTCATAAGTTTAATAATGTCTGCACGACGATAAACTTTTTTAGAAACAGGAGCCGACGATCCTTTGTTAGTCCCTACTGATGCGTTCTGAACAGTCTGCTTTCGGTCTTGCTTTTCGTTAGTAGCTGTTTGTTGCACAGCCGTCTGTCGATCTTTCCACAGGTTCAAAAGTTCATCAGCAGTTTCATAATCGTATAGTTTGTCTGCTTGATTAAAAAGCTGTTGTCGTATTTTAGAAGCCGATACCCACTGTTGAAACTTAGCGTCCTGTACAATATTTCCCATATCAGGATGTAGTTTTTGAAGTTGAGCTTTAGCAGTCGCTTGTTTGTACTCACGGCTTACTTTTTCTGCTTCTAATATTTTAGGGTGATTGTCAATCTGTTGCTGGATAGCTTTCTCTGGTTCTGAAAAGAAATCTATTTCTTCAGCTACTTCTTGCGTACTCCCTTGGTCGAGTTGTGTCTGCCCTTGTATGTAAGTATCTACTACCTTTCGTAACTCACCAACTTCAGAACTTTGACGACCTAAAAGCTTTTCGGCTTCTTGGTGCATTTGAATAATCTCAGAATTGCTTTTTCCCTGATACTTTTCTGGGATGCTATTTTCTGGAGACTCTACAGGTGCCTGTTCTTGTTCTGTGAAAGATTCCTCAGTAATACTTGATGTTTCTTCGGGTGGACGCTCATCTACTAATTGACCCATTATTAACTCCGTCATATGATTGTGGAAAAGGGTGTTATGTTATCAGGACTCTAAGAGTTTGCCTGTTTTCTTTCTTCTTTAATTTTAATTTCTCTATGTTTGGCCCACTTGTCAGTTGCGCTAGGAAAATGACCAGATATGGGATCAAGAGAAAAATTTACAGCACTAATTATTTTAAATGCTTTTTCTTCACACACAGGACACTGAACAGAAATAACGGAAGAGTCTGTTATTCTTTCATGTATATGTCCTTTTGAACATCTAAAGTCAAACAATACAGCCACTAAACTACTCCTGCTTCTTGGAGATAAGACTTGTAATGTTCTTCTTCCATACTTTTAATATAATTTTCAAGGTTAAGTAGCGTAGAGATAACCGCAAGCTGACCTTTTCTAAAATTAAGATCATCAATTCCTTTAGTTGATTCCACAGAATTAATACATTCTGAGTTATCTTTAAAGTCGTTGCAGAGATTTTGCCAACCATCTGTGTTAAACATTTCTCTAAACGAATCATAATACTTTTCCAAAGCTTCTGGAGTATCATTAAAGTTATCTCTCACTGTTTCTGTTTCTCCTAAATTTAGGACAGGATGTAAAGCATATTGCATACTAGCATATTTTGTAACAAAAGTCAAGTCTTTTTTACTTTTATTTGTAAGAAGTTTTAACTTTTTTAATTTTGTTTTTATTGGCTGGTTTTTTCTTGGCAGGTCGTCCTGATTTACTTCCGTATGTTCCTTTTCCCATTCTCATAATTACTTCCTCTTTTTAGCTGTTTTAGCGGCTTTTTTAAACTGCTTGGCAGTAGGTGCGCCTTTAGATCCTACTTTTCTCATTTTTTCTTTAGATCCTGCGGCTATGCGCTTTCGTTTAGCGTGTATGTTATCGTAAAGTCCTGCCATATGGTGTCTCCTTATTTAGCGTTTCTTTGTGATTTCTTTGAAAGCTCGTTAAAATGAAACAACTTTACACTGGTTTTTCCGTGTGTTTTACCGGAGTGTAAACTTCCGTTAGGCATTTTGTGTGTATTACCTGTAAACAACGTCCCATCTTTTTTATAATGTTTTACGCCTTTCATTTTAAAAACACCCTAGTACTTTTGGTTTTTTAGTTTAAGCTCTAGCCTTTTTACAAGAGCATCTATTTGTTCGGCTTGGGTTTTTATTTCTTTCTTTTGAGTAGTAGCACGAAGAACTAAACCCTCAACAATAGCGTCAGGTTCTTTTTTTTCAGGAAATTGTAAAATCATAAAATCACCATTTGCATTTATCAGCCCAGTATGCCGCTGACATTTTACCTTTAGCTATGTTTTTACCGTGTCGAGATTTAAAACTTTTACGTTTAGCTTTCATTTTGTCTGACTCTCCGGCTTTTGGTTTGCCAGCAGTCTTTGCTCCTTGTTCACCAAATCTAATAGTTTTAATCTTGTCTCCTTCTTTCGCCACAACCACATGGCTTTTCTTCGGATGATTCGGTGTCCGTTTACATTGATTATAACGACTTACTCCTGCTCTGGCTAATCTAGGGTCTGGTTTCTTAGCTGACATTATGGCGTACCTGTTCTCGTAGGAGCCATAGGAGAGCGTGTAATTGCTTGTAACGGCCTTTGAGCTTGTGGCTGAGGGGTAGGTACTTGTGGAGCAGCAGGAGGCCTTACAGGAGCATTAGAAGCCTTTTCTTGTACCACAATAGCTCTTTCCTTGAGTAACTGTTCGGACATCTTAATTCGACGCTCAAACTCTTTGTCGTCCTCTGTTCCTGCTTTAAGGTTAGTAGTGATAGCTTTAATCCTATCAATCTCCACCTCTTGAGGTATAACTTGAGTTTCCATAGACAGTTTAGCGGCCCTAGCTTGTGACTCTTGTGCCTGACCATTAAGGGCAGCAGACTGTGACTGTTGAAACGCAAGCTGAGTCTGTTGTGCTTCTTGTTGGGCCTGTTGAACTTGTGGGTCAGGCTGATTAGCTTGTCTAATACTGGCTAACAGTTCTTCTCTGTTGCTTATGCTCATGTTGTCAATAACTGCCTCAATAAGCTGATTCTTAACTGGAGAATCGCCCATTGTCTGAAGCAACTGAGTAAGCTGTGCTATTTCATATTCCCTAGCAACAATACCTAGAGAGCTAGAGGCTATAAACTTGTAATCTGAAACAGGATACATTTCTGGCTCAAACTGCATATACCTGTGTGCAACCTTAGTAATAAAAGGAATTAAGAAAGACTCTTGGAAGTTTATAAGAGTCCTCTTGTGTCTTTTTATTATAGTGCCTAGACCCATAGAGAAACCAGCAGCAGACCTAGTGTCAGAACCAGCGGTAGTGCCATTAGGGTCTACGGCTCCTGTGGCTGTCTGTACCATCTTCTGCAAAGCGTCTGCTTGTGAGAATGTTATCTGTGATACTTGACCAAAATTAAAAGGCTGTAGAATTTCAGAAGGGTTACCGTTAGTAAGTATTACTTTGCCTGACCTAACTTCTGGTCTTGACCCTCTTGGCATTCTAGAGGCATCCATAGCTAACATAGGGTGGACTGTAAGAGCAAGAGCGTCTATTCTAGCTCGTAGTTCTGCGTCTAACGCCTTTTGTGAATTGTAGCCTTTCTCTACTATACCGCGTCCCCAGAAACGGCTAGGAACAACATCAAAAGGAAAAGCAACTACAGGACGATCCTGCAT